TAATCCGTGTCGTCCAGCACGGCCTGCGGGATGGGGACGATGGCCGCAATCTCCTCGGCAACCAGCTGCTTGCCGGTCCACGCCTCCTTGGTGGTCTGCTTCAGGCCCGTGTCGCCGTTGACGAAATACGCCTGCGCCAGCGCGGACAGCACCGGCTGGCGGGAGACCTTGCGGGACATCGGCACCCGGCGGAACTTGGTCATGGCCACGGACGCGGCGGGCAGCTGCCGGATGATGTCCTGTGACACCTCCTCGGGCATCAGCTGCTCGGCGTCGGCGCGGGTCACCAGGTCGGTCACGGCCATGACGGCCGCGCCGTGCAGGCGCTTGTGGAACGACAGCAGCGCGTCCACGTTCACGCCGCGCAGCTGGCGCAGGTAGACGTTCAGGGCGTGCGACGCGCGCCGGCGCTGCCGGGTCAGTCGCAGGGCTGCGCTGGCAAGGATCACCAGCATGGACATGATCAGGAACAGGCCCACGGTGGGCACCTCCAGCGATGGCGGGGACAGGTCAGCAGCTGCGGCACGGCCTGCGAGCTGCGAGCCACCTCGGGCCACGGGCGCCGGGCGGGTCGATCTAACGGGGACACCGTAACGCCCACCAGGCCCGTGGGCGTGGTGGGCGTTACGTGGCGCGGCGTGTCGGCCAGCGATGGGTTGGGGACCGCGTGGCGCGCGCCAGCTTGTGGGCTACCCGGTGGCGTCCGGCGTGGCGTCGTACGGCGTCACCGTCACCGACAGCATGTGGCCCTCGGGGATCGGCACGAACACACCGCCGCGGGCCTCCAGCAGCTCGGTGCCCACCTGGTCGGCGCTGGCGAACGGCTCGCCCACCTGCTCCCGTATCTCGCTGTGCTTGGCCAGCACCTGGGCCGCCAGCGGCTGCTTGTCCAGGTCGGACTGCACGCTGGCCACCAGCAGGTCGCGCTGGACGTACACCCGGCCGCCCAGCTCCACCGCCACGCCCTGCTCGGCCTTGCGCTCCAGGTCGTGCAGCCTGGCCACCTCGCGGCCCGTGCGGTCCATCGCCTCGGCCAGCCGGTCGCCGGCGCGCTTCTCGGACGCCAGCCGCGCCTCCAGGCCCACCTTGGCGTCCACCTCGCGGCGCACCGCCACCTGCAGCCGGTTGCGCTCCTCGGTGACCGCGTGCAGCTGGGCGGCCGTGTCCGACCTGGCGACGCGCTCGGCGTCCAGGTCGGCCAGCGCCGCGTCGCGCTGGGTGCGGACGTGGCGCAGCCGGGCCAGTCGGTCCTCCATGGACTCGTCGTGCGTGCGCATGGCGGCCTCTACGGCATCACGGGTGCGCAGCTGCTCGCGGTCGGGCGCGCCCTGGTCGGCGCTGTAGACGCCGGGCACGGGCTGCCGGCGCTCGCTGTTGGTGATGCACGCGCTGCCGTCAGGGTGCGGCAGGTGGCCGGCCTCGCCACGTCGCGGGCAGCTGCCCAGCGCGTCGCCGGCGCTCACGCCTGGCGCCCGGCGGTGCGCCGGATCAGGGCCGACATGCCGCCCGTGGGTCCGTCGCCACCACTGTTGGCGTCGCTGGTCGTACGACGCCGTGGCGCCGGCGCGTTGGCGTCCAGCTCGGCCTTGTAGGCCTTGGCGTCCTTCAGCAGCTCGGCCTTGTCCTTGCCGACCAGCCGCGCAGCGGCGGTGTGCGGCAGGCCGGCCTCCAGCGCGGCCTCCAGCTGCCACAGCTTGCGGGTGGACTCCTCGGCCACCCGCGCAGCCTCGGCCGCCGCGTCGTCCTTGCGCTGCTGCTCGGTCTTGTTGGCCTCCACCGACTCGTCGTACTTGCGCGCCTTCTCGGCGGCCTCCTCGGCCTTGGTGCGCAGCTCGTCGCGCTGGGACCTGATGCGCTCCAGGGCGCGCCGGCCGGCGTCGCCCAGCGCGGCCAGCTCGGCCTCGGTCGGCTCGCCGTCGCCCTTGTCGTCGTCCTTGCCACCACCGCCGGCCTTGGCCGCTGCAGCGTCGGCTGCGGCCTTGGCGTCTGCGGCGGCCTTGTCGGCCTCGGCCTTGGCGGCAGCTGCCGCGCGGTCGGCCTCGGTGCCCTCGCCCTCCATTCGGGCGCTGCCGTACAGGCCACGCGTCCGCGCCTGCACGGCAGCTACGTGCCGCGCAATCTGTGCGCGTCGCTGGCGGGTGTTACGTCGGGTGTCGGCCACGGGCCGTCGCCTCCAGTGTGTCGGTGCGCTGGAACGTCCAGCGGTGGGTGCACCGTAGCGGCGGTGACCACCACCAGGTGTGCAGGCGCGCACGACTGGCGGCTGCGTGGCGCGGTGCTGGACGCGCCCACGCTGGCCTGGTGGGACTGTGCGAGCTGCCCGGCGGTGTCGGCCCACCCGCCGGGCAGCGGACTGCTGGACGCGGTGGCGTGGCCGGATTGGTGGGTACTTCCAGACAGCGCAGGTGCCGCCCACGGGGAGCGGGCGGCACCTGCACCAGGGAAGTCTCGGGCGGGTCAGCAGTAGGCGTACAGCAGCCGGTCCATCACGGTGCTGGTGCCGCGCACGCGCAGCTCGGCGCTGCCGTGGGTGGGGAACCCGTCCGCGTTGCCCACGTCGCCGGCCTGGACCAGCTCCAGCTCGGTGACGCCGGCGCCGTCCACCAGGTACACCTCGCCCACCGGGCGGCCCTCGGCGTAGGCGCAGCTGGCGACGTGGGCCAGCTCGGTGATGGTGCGCAGCGTGACGCTGGCGTGGCCGTCGTCGTCGGTCTGCACGTGCAGGTAGCGCGTCACGGTGGCCACCTCCTCCTGGGTGACTCAACGGTGACAAGTCGGTGGCTTGCCGTCAAGTGACAAGCGGGCCGTGTCGTAGTGGTCCGCATGGACCACACCGCCAGCTGCTACGACGGCCGCGCCTGCGTCTGCCACGTCGGCCGCGGGACCTACGGGCTAGGCGCCTCGGCCCTGGTCGCGCAGGTCGGCCACGGGCGTGACGTAGTGCCCGGCGCGCCATCCTGGGTTGTCGCGCCTGGTGGCCATGTCGGCCAGCTGGACGCGGCCCTGGCGCCACAGCGCGTAACGCTCGGGTCCCAGCACCTCCAGCTGCTGCGCGGTCGTCATGGCCGCAAACGCGGCGTCACGGTCCTGCAGCCCGGTCTGCCCTGGCCGGTCGCCCGGCAGTAGCGGGGACTGCGTGCAGCGGCATTGCTGGTGGCCCTCCTGGTGCACGTCGGGCGCGAACACCTGGCCGTGCATGGCCCAGCACGCGCCACAGGTGCGGCTGTCCAGCGTCGCCATCCACTCCCAGCCGCGGACCACCTCGGGCGCGGCCAGGTACGACGCGGTGGTGGCCACCCGGCTGGCGTCGATCAACTCGGTACGGGCCAGCACCTGGGCGCGCTGCATGCCGCCGGCGAACGCGTCGCGCACCGCGGCCACCACGGCCGCCGGCGCCCGGTCCAGCTCGGCCGCGCTGCGCACACCCAGCCGCTGCGCCGCGCCGGCCTGCGCGGTGCGCACCATGTCGCGGGCGGTGGCGTCGGTGCCGGCGCCGCGGGTGACGCCGCGCACCAGGGCGTCGCGCATGGCCTGCTCGGCCTCCACCGACAGCACCAGGTAGCGGCTGGCGATGGCCTCCTGGGATCGGCGCACCATGGCCTCCAGCTCGCCAGCTGGCACCCGGTTGAGGCCACCAGGGCCGGCGCCGGCCAGGGCCTCCAGCACCTGCTGCGGCACGTCCATGACGGGCGCCACCACGTCGGTGACCATCACGCCGGTGCGCATGCCCAGGCGCTGCAGCTGGGCGGTCAGCTCGGACAGCGCGGCGTTCAGCCGGGCGGTGCGCCACGCGGCCGGGTTGTCCACGCGCTCGCCGGCCATGGCCCGCCGGTGGGCGTCGGCGGCAGCGGCCACCAGGTCGTCGCGGGTGTTCACCCAGGCCCGCACGTACGCGTCCACGCTGCGGCTGGTCACGGCGTCCACGTGGCGGCCCACGGTGACCTTGCCGGCCTCCAGCACGGCCACCCGGTCGCGCTGGTCTACAGCCACGGCACCAGCTTGGTCAGCAGGCGCCACAGCCGGCTGGGTGGCGGCCCGATGCACAGCTGCACGACGCCCTCGGCGGTGTACGCGTGCGGCCAGCGACAGTGGCCGCCACAGGTGCGGCCGGTCACGCGCCCGCGGCGCCGGCGTCAGGTGCCGGTGGCGGCACCTGCTCGGGCGGCAGGTCGCCAGTCATGCCGTTGCGCAGCCGGGCCAGCGCGCTGGTGCCGTCGTCCAGCGCGGCCAGGGCGTTGGCCGACGCGCTGGCGGTGCGGTTGGCCTGCTCGTCCAGCAGCCGGCGCACCAGGGCCAGCTCCTCCTCGGTGCGCCCGGTCCAGGCCAGCGCGGCCTCCACCGGCACGCCGGCGTCCACGTACGCCTTCACCTCCTCGGCCACGGCCTTGGCGTTGGCGAACTCGGCCGGCGCCCAGGCCGGCCGCACCTGGTAGCCCAGGGCGTCCCACACGTCGCGCCAGGTGCCGCCGTACATCAGCTGGTGGTCCTCCACCATGGACACGAACGGGCCGCTGTCCTTGGTGACCTGCTCGCCGCTGGACGCCTGGCCGCCGGCCGACGCGCGCAGGTTGCGCGGCAGCATGCCGATGGTCAGGAACGCGTCCACCTCCTCGCGCTTGGCGCTGTCGAACTGCGCCAGGTCGGCCGCGCTGAACTCGCCCACCTGGGTGCGCGGGTTGCTCGGGTCGTCCTCGGTAGGGCCGCCGGCGGGCAGCTTCCACACGGCGCCTGGAATGGCCTTCAGCACGTTGTCCGGCACGTCCTCGCCCAGCAGGGCGTAACGCTGCTTCAGGGCTGCGAACTCGGCGGCCACGATCTTGCCCACCGACAGCTTGTTGATCTTGTCTTGGATGGGTCGCAGGCTGTCCAGCCGGCTGCGCCCGCGCTTGCGGTCACGGGCGAACCTGAACACGGGCACGACGCCCAGCGGCGTGTCCCCGCCGGTGTCCTCGGCGTCCAGCTGGAACCTGTCGGCCTTGGGCGGTGTCGCGCCGGTGCTGCCCGGCAGCGTCTGCAGCCGCACGGTCTCGTCGGCGTAGTAGCAGGTGGCGCGCCACCGCTTGGCCGCGTCGTCCTTCCACACCTTCACGGCGTACTGGCGGTCGCGCGGGCTGGTGCCGGTGTGCAGGTAGACGTTGCGCGCGTCCTGCTCGGTGATGTCCCACAGCAGGGTGCCGTCCTCGGCCTGGGCCTGGGTGTCGTCCTCGGGGTCGTCGGGGTTGGCGTAGCGCGGCCACACCAGCACGTAGTGGTCGCCGGCCACCTGGGCGCTGCGGTACACCTCCTCCTGCAGCAGGTCCAGCTGGTTGGCGTCCCACAGCGTCGTGACGGCCTGGACGGTGGCCAGCGCGGCGGCCTTGGCGGCCTCGGCGCCGGGCGTGGTGTCGTCGGGCGCTGGCGCCGGCGCCAGCAGCTGCCAGCCCTCCACGGCCAGGCGCAGCGTGACGGCCTCCACGGCCAGCTCGCAGTAGTTGTCGTGCAGCTTCAGGCTGAAGCTGCTGCCGAACACCTCGCGCAGCCGGCTGGTCACCCACAGCTGGTCGTGGTCCCCGCTGTAGTAGCGCCACCGGGTGTCGATGGCGTCGCGGCGCTTGTCCAGCGCGGCCAGGGCCACGGTGATGCAGCGGCGCAGCTCGGCCAGGTCGCGCAGCGGTTCGTACGACAGCTGCACGGTGCGGCGCTCGGTCAGGCTGATGCTCACGGGCGGGCCTCTCGCTTGCGCTTGCCCTCTACGTAGCCTGCGCTCCAGGCGTCCACAAGGGCGCGGTTGGTGTATGGGCAGGTGCCCGGCGTGCGGTGGTCCAGGCCGGCGCGGCCGGCGGTGTAGCCCGCGCGCTGGGCACGGGCGCGGGCCTTGCCGGTGCTGGTGGCGGTCGGGCGGGTGCGGCCGGCGCGCCGGCGCTCGGCGCGGTTCATCGGGCGGCCCTCGCGCGGTGCGGTGACCAGCGGCTTGGCGCTCCACACCTTGGCCAGCCCGGCCATCACGTCGGCCAGGCCGGCCAGCGGGTTGGCGGTCACGGTGCGGCCACGGCCTTGCGCTTCTCGGCCAGCGCAGCGGCGCGGTCCAGCCGGCTGTCGCGCCGGCGCTTGGCGCGTCGCTGGGCCTTGGCCTGGTGGGCCTTGACTCGGTGTGTCGGCCAGGGCACGGCCATGCGGGTACAGCTCCTCGGGTCGGGTCAGGCCACGATGCCCTACGCGCCCACCGTGGCCGCG